ACCACAACTTCACCTGTTTTACAAACAATATCATGACATTCCATAGAAGATAGTTTTCTACCTTTAGCACCTTTAAACTTATCAATAGTAAAATCAAATAAATTAACTAAAGGTTGAGGACCACTTGCTCTACCACCAAATGTTTTTAATCTAGCACCTGCAGGTCTTATTTTAGTTACGTTTATTTTTGGTATTCTACAAGTGTAAAGATAAGATATTAAATCTTTAAATGCTCTTGCCCAACCTTCTTTAGAATCAGCAACAGATATAACATCTTCTGTCTTTTCAAACTCTCTATCTGGTATAGTAGGCAACTTATCTACATACTGTCTTTCAACAGAAAAACCTACACCAGTACCATTCATAAGAATATAAAGAACCTCATCAAAAGATTTAGGTGTATCAATAGGTATGTAAGAACAATTATATCCTGCTATGTTCTCTCTTTCTAGTGCAGTGCCGGCAGTCATTAAAGCTCTCATAGAAGGCATTACTTGTAATCCTATAATATAATCTTCTATTTTTCTCCACACTTCACTATCTATTTCTACACCTAAATTTTTCTTTAAATGTATTTGTGAAAAATTAGTAAATCTAGTTACTGTTTCTATCCATGTTTCTCTTCTACTCTCATCAGGCAACCAACGTGCATATCGAGATGCATGAATAAAAGTTTGATATTCTGTTGGTAAATAGTTATTTTTCATTGTATTCTGTCTCCAATATCATTTCTAAATAGTGAATAGCTTTTTCAATATCTTTTGCACCTTCACCCTTACGTCTGTGTCTAGTAATATATTTAATAGCATTACCTTCACAGAAAGTCAAATCATTTCCTACAATATATTCAATAGGTTGTATCTTACAATCTTTATAATGACTACCACCTACTTGTTTTAATGTAGCTTTCATTGCCTCTTTCTTCAAATCAGTTTTAGTAAAACCTTTATCTTTTACTGTTTCTTTTATAGCTTCATCCATCATTCCCATGTTTTGTTGCTCCTCAAAATTTATCATATCAGCATATAGTTTAGCATGATTATCTTCAAATGTCCAATTTTTTTTCTTTGTCATCTTCACCTCTTAACACATTTCTTATTCTCTTTCTTAAATATTTTTTATTCTCTGCCCTCATTACTTTATATGCAAATGACCTAGCCTTTGTAACTTGTACTCCTGCCATTTGACAAACTGATTCAAAGTTCTCACAAGTCACTCCAACACTTGTAAAAAACCAGGACTCAGCTCTAGATTTATTTACTTTGTCCTGTGGTGTAACCACATTCTTTGATACATCTAGTAATGCCTGAAGTATTACAGACAAAAACAATCTCTTCTCAGAGCTGTGTGGTTCTGAGTAAAAAATGTTTTCTATCTGTATTATATCAGGTTCGTCTTTCACTTCATTTCTTCTACATTCGGTTCTTTCTCAACGTGTGTGAAATATCTTTGACCAGTCGAATACTTAAAAGAACGAAGTCCTTTACCATCATTAGCATCACTCCAACAATCATGCTTATAATTGCAATACACACAAGCAATGTCGAGCCTATAGTTACCAGACTTTCCATCAGGAATTGCTTCATAACATTTATCTGGTGGTACATCTGAATTAACAACTTTTTTAATCCTTTGTATTCTATCTCCGGCATTTATCATCTCCAATGAATGTACTTTTGTATAACATATTTCTCCTGTTGATTTATTAATAACTAAGAAGCCAGCTTCTTCTACATTGTTTCCTTGAGCATATGCAGATATCTGTGGTATGTAACCAAAAGGGTCATCACTTGATAAGTTATTATATTTAAATTTACTATAACCTCTACCTGATGCACTCTTACAATCTACTAACACTCCATCAATAAAACAATCTTGGTGTCCTTTTACTCCTTCTACTTCAACTTGCTTTTGTTGTTGTGTTACTTTGTGTCCGGCAATAGAAGATAACATAATTAATAATTCCTCTAATATATAACCATAAAGAAATTTAATTCTTGTACTAGGTGCTAAAGGTATATTATGTGGTTTTTTAAAATCATACCATAATTGCCTATCAGGTCTACCTATTGTAGATAATCGTAATCTAGGTTTATCTTCAGGTCTTTGTTTTAGAAAATCTTTTACATGTATCTTAACTGTCTTAGCAAACGTATCTATACATTTATCTACTTCTTTTTCCGTTAAGTTTTCATTCTTCTTTTCGAATAAATTATATATATCTTCTACTAATGTTTCTATTTTTTTCATGATGTGTTGTGGGAGACCTCGCTGATTACCGAATGGAGGTTTTAGCCGGAACTCCCACTATTCCTTATTAAGAGGCAAAAGGAATTTTTTCACCACCTGTTTCACCAGATGCGTAACCATCAGAGACGACATCAAAGTCTTCTCTTTCTTCGTAAGGAATTAAGTCTACAACCTGAATCTTTTTTAGGTCTGCAGATACTCCTTCCTTACCAGCATACTTCCACTCATACGTTGTGTAAAGTACGTTTACTTTTGAACCATTACCTACTAAATCCATCATAGGTCTTTTCTGCCCATCAACTACAACAGGTGGAGTATTATCATTACCATCTTTTCTTTTCACCTTTCTTTTGATAGTAACATAATCACCTTTAGTCTCATCAGTTTTTATACTAAGACCATCATTCTCTGCGATAGCTTTATTATCAGCATCTAGATTACCTACATCTATTTGCCAACTTGGTTCAAACTTCGTGTTAGGGCTTTGTATGCTAGCCCAGTAAGCAGTTCCACTTATTACACTCATTGGTGTATCTCCTTTTTTGGTTAATAAAATTATATTATATATTAAAAATTATTTACTGTCAATACTTTTTTTAATTATATTTTGAGAAAAAAGATTCTGTATATTCATTAGATACATTTTAGATGCGTTATGGTCTCCACCGGATACACTCCTAACTTGATTAGCATTAATAGATGCATTAATAATTTTCTTTAACATCTTAGTTTCAAATACTAATGTGCCAAACACTTCATCTCCCACACATAAATTATGAAACCAGTAATCTGAATCAGTAGCATTGATACCACTAGGTTTACCATAACACTCATACTCTATTGCTATGTTACCTGTCTGTAACCACATACCTCTTTCAGATTTTACTTCTATTTTTTTATCTTGTAACATATCTGCTACAATCTTTTCTCTTACTTGACCATATTGTAAATCTAAGTCAAACTTCTTTCTGTCTTCTGTTTTTGGTTCTAAATTATTCATTGTTTTTTTCAGCCTTTTCTAAGTAAGTTAAAACTTTTTTAATAGATTTTTTATTATCACCTAAAGCTCCTAACCCTGTATTACAAGAGTTACATAAAAAACCTCTAAACTCTCCTGTGTCATGGTCATGGTCTATGACCCAAACAGGATATTTAAAATCTCTTACAACAACATTTCTGTTCTCATCTACTTTAATTAAATTATTTTTAATTTCTTTTTCATTTCTTTCACAAATAGGACAGCGATAATTTTTAGGTGGTATTCCATATTTTTTTTCTCTAAGTTTTCTTTCTCCTCTTTCAATAGAATCACAAGACTTACAAGTTTTATCTAGATAAGAATATCTTTTATTTTGTTCTTTAAATTTACCTTTGGTGTTAAAGTAACTTAAAGGTAATTCTTTATTACACGTATTACAAATCTGTGTTGTAACATTTTTTATTTCTGGCTCTAAATTAAATAATGATAATTGGTCTAATGAGTTTCTGCCCATGTTACTCCTACCTTGTAATCGTTATCTAAAGGACATCTTAGTTTTAATAAGTTCTCCGTTTCTTTCATAGCTATTCTTGTAATACTACAAAACTCTCCTACATCTTTATTATGCACTTCAAACTGGTACTCATCATGCACAGAGGCCACGAGTTTTACATCTAGTTTTTTATTATAAACTCTGTGTGTAATTCTTAGTAACCAATGCTTACAAATAATAGCACCAGCTCCTTGTAATAAAGTATTCAATGCTGAATGTGGACTCCTAACTTTTAAGTACCTACCATCAATAGCTTTTATTCTTCCTTTATAGCCAGCACTTTCTACCTGACTACGTAGTCTTTTAAGAGAAGGTAAGTTAGATAAGAACCTATTAATTAAAACATTACCTTGTTGTTTTCCAGCTCCTACTATCTTACCTATCTTCTCTGCACCAGCACCATAAAGAAAAGCATAAATAAAAGTCTTTGCCTGGTCTCTATCTTTTATACCAGCTAACTCCATATTCTTTGTATGTATATCTCCATTCAATATCTCATCAGTATAATTTGTATCGTTAAGATAATGTGCAAGACAACGTAGCTCTAGACCACTAGCATCAGTGCCTACTAATTTGTATTTAGTAGTGTCTGATACAGTCCAGAGACCTCTACATTCTTTTCCATAAGGTGAATATGTAGCCGGCACTTGTGCCATGTTAGGTGAGTTATGTGCCATGCGACCAGTAACAGTTCGTAATGTCATTACTCTTCCATGTACTCTATTACTTTCATCACATGCCTCAATCCAGGATTCTACCATTACTGCCCTTTTCTGCAGTAAGAAATACTTTGCAAATCTTTCTGCAGTTAGTTTCAACTCCGGCTCTTTGATTGTTTTTAAAACAGTTTCATTAATTATAATATTATCTTTATCAGTAAACTGTTTTGGTTTCCAACCTCTCTTCATCAACCTATCTGCTATCTGCTGACGAGAGCCAATGTTAAATGGTATCTCCTTTGTCTTCGTCTTCATCTCCACAATGGTAGGTTCAAACTCCTCCAAAGACCATTGCTCTAAATCATAGATATCATCTTTTAGTTTTGCTAATAACTCCTGTGCTTTTCTTATATCAAAAGCAAAACCATTCTTCTCTTGTTGGTCTATGATTAATCTAATATCATGTTCTAAATCTATAGACTCTTTTGTAAACCCTTTACTTTCTTTTAACAACTCTTTGTAAACAGCATGTGTAATCTCTACGTCTTGTTTACAATAGTCTAGCATAGCTTTATTATATTTTAAAAAGTTTACTCCCTCACCACCTTTAAGCATGTTTAGTTTCTCTCCCCATGCTCGTAGGCCATGACCTTTTTCTCTAATAGGATTAAATAACTGAGATAATATTAATGTATCTACAATATTACCTGGAAGTATCTCTGCATTTAATAATCTATTTAAAACCGGTGCATCAAAAGATAAACCATTGTGCATAATAAATTTATCTATATCTTTTGCCCAACTTTTAAAACCATACATATTAGATGAGTCCCATACATATGTAGTATTTGTATCTATATCCTTTGCTACTATGCAATGTATCTTAGAAGGATTAAATCCATCTGTTTCAATATCAAGAACTACTATCATGTATCTTTAAATAACTCTTTTTGTTTTTCCATAGTAGGTAAATTAAATGTGTGATATACATATACATATGTCTCACATTTAGGACAACTTAAATTACTGACGATATCATAATCGTCTCCTTCTTCTCCATCATGGTCTCCACCATGTATTAATTCTGTTCCACAATGTAAACATTTCATTTTATTCTACCCTCTCTATGAGAACACGAACATCTGGGCTATACCAATTATAAGTTTCTTTTAACCAAGCACGTTTCTCTCGTGCTTCATCTAGTGTGTATGTACCTTCTAGTTCTACTGTTCGTTTTACTTCAGGACTTTTGTCTTTGTATATTAATTTAAATAACATTTATATTACTCCTTGTGCTTCATTATTAAATTCATCTTCAAATGGATTGTCTATTTGTGACATTCTACCAGACTTTTTATCATAATGCAAGTACGTACATACTCCTGTCTCTCCGGTGTATCTATTTTTAAGAATACGAACAGTCGTTGTGTTTGCAGTTACCTCATCATTAGCTTGTTGATTTCTCTCTAAAGCAATAATAGAATCAGATAAATGTGCAATGCTAGCACTACCTCGTAAATGAGATAGAGTAACTTCTTTTCCATTCTCGTGACCTAAGTCTCCTGATGGTCTCCTAAGATGCGATACTAATAAAAGACCAACTCCTGTCTCTTCTACCAGTGAACGTAGCTTAGTCATCAATATATCAATAGACTTTCTTTCATCTCCTTCTTCTTGACCACTAACTAGGATAGATAAATGGTCAATAAAAACCCACTTACAATCCATACTAGATATCATGAACCTAACTGTGGCAAGTATCTCATCATTACCTAAAGAACCAAAATGGTCAAACACAATAAATCTACCTTTGCCTTTTTCTAATCCTATGGTATCTTCTTGCCACTTTAATAATTGTTCTTGAGAAAACTTTTCTCTTATTTCTTTTATGTATAATCTTTGGTTAGCCTCTACAGACATAATATTAAAAGCTGTATTTTTGGTGCTTTCTTCTAATGCTAAAACTCCTACTCTATCTTTTGAGTTTTTAAAAATGTGATGCATTAACTCTCTCATTACAGAAGACTTACCCATGCCAGCACCAGAAGTAAATGTAGTTAACTCTCCTGTTCTCATACCATATGTTTTATCATTCATCTTACTCCAAGGATAAGGTATGGTTTCACAATAATCTTCCTCCCATAAAGATAAACCTAAATCTGATAAATTTAAAATGCCAGCCGGTGTGTATGGTTTAGCATTCCACCATTCATTAACGAAGTCTTTTGACTTACCCATCTTATGATATTCATTTGGGTCTTTATGTTCTAAGTTTACAATCTTGCATTTGTTTGGTTCAAATAACCTAGCGACCTTTTGTGAGGCATCAATACCAGGTTTATCATTATCAAAACATATAACTACATTTGCAAAACTATTTAAGTATCTTAAATGTTGTTTACAATTCTGTACTGCACTTTGGACTCCATTTTTTATTGAAACTACTGCCCACTTGCTACCTAACATTTCGTAGGCAGACATAGCATCTATCTCTCCTTCAACGATAGTAATATATTTACCACCAGATTTAAATAAGTTCTGACCAAAGAGTAAGGCATCTCCCATATTTCCTTGAGACCATATTCTTTTACCTTCTACTTGGCGAATCTTTGTGGCTACGTGACTACTATCTTCATTAAAATATTCATAGTAGTGATGTGTAACCATTGAACCATTTGTTTTTATTCTTGTTTTATATTTTTTAGTTGTATTCTCTGATATTCTCCTATCAGGAATAGCTTTGTATTCACCACTAACATTGGTGTTATCTTGTATATCAATTACTTTGCTTTCCACTTTTGCCTCTCCTACGTTATTAAATCTTTTGTTACAAGAGAAGCAGAAGGCATGCCCATCAGCATGAATATTATAACCATTATTTGATTCTCCACAAGGGCATTTCCCTCTGCTTATCCACTTAGTCTGCATTACATCATACCTACTGCATTACTTAAACCTATGACAGTATATATCGCTGTGTATATTAATAAAAATTCTAATCCTATCAATGTATTTTCCTTTCTATGTTATTTAAAAGTATAATAAAACATCATAATAAATATATATAATATCCATAAAGATAATAATAAAATAAATATATTAATTATTATATTAATTATTATATTAAAATATTTATATATTATATACA